CATAGCGGTTCGTGCCAGCCGGTAAGGTGAAGTTCGGCGTTATGACAAAATTAGCGTTTGAAGTATTGACAATCACGTGACGCTCACAGTCACAATGGCATACAAGCCCTTTTGCCCGCCATTAGTCGAAACAGTGCCTCCGCCGTGATCTTCCAGTACCACGCTCAACCAATCACCGGTCATCAAGTCGCGGTAGGTCGAATCAATCACGCCGGATGTTCCGGTGTAAGAAGAGTATTCGTTAGCGTCAATGACGGCTCGTGTCGAGAGCACTTCTCTCACCGTACCGCCCCTGTTTCGCTCCAGTTGGACAATCACTGTGCCAGCCGTGCCTGCGGTTGATACCGCTGCGTCAAATGCAGTTATCACGCCTCCGCTCAATACAGACGGCACAATCCACCGGTGCACCGTTCCTTTGTACGTTGGTTCTTCTACGCCAACCGCCTCAATCATTACTGTTTTTGTTTGCGCAAGTGCGTACACGTGAGCAACATTGCCGCTTACTTGCGCGTTCATCATTGCCGCTGTGACAGTTTCGCCTGTCACCCAAGTTCGTGGTGTTGTATATGCCATTTAGCCTCCTAATAGCCTAAAATCGTGGTCGTACCGAGAACGCCGTAAGTGCTGTCGCCTAAAATCCAGACATCGTAGGTCTCGTCCATCGCGTCTTGTAATCCGTAGGTGTAGGTCACAATGTCACCTGAAGTGATCGTGAAATCAATTGACTGAATGAAACAGTCTTGCTCTATCCCCACGCTCGGCGCAACAACTTTCACCTTGTCGCCAACGTTCAAATCCATAAACGCGTTGATAAGATAATCCGTGTGATAAGTGTCAGCTATACCAATCCCGACATTAACAATGCTCGTATCACGCCTGTTCGCAACAAACGTCACGCTCTGGATTGCGGTGTGTTTCGCCTTGTACCGGTCTAACAATGCAACCGCAATATCAGTTGTTTGCAAGGGGTCGTCTTGGTAAGGCAGGTCAAGGTTGAGCGTGCGTGCGCCGTCATTCGCAACCAACGCTTCGTCTTCACGCAATATCTCAACTGGTCGGTAGATATACACACCCTTGCCTCGTGCCTGTAATTGCGTGACATAGCCTGTTATCGCGCCGGTGTTCTCAAGCGTATAATCGACACCATTTGCGCCATAAACCGCTGTCACTTCCAAGTCACTGGTAATGTTCGAGCCTGATTCGTCTTCTTCCGTGTTGAAGATGTAATCCGTGCCAGGAACAGGCGTAACTGTGGATAGAGCGGCAACTGTTTGCGCTTCCTGGTTTGGATCACGAAAACGCCCCTTCATTGTGACGGTCTGATTTGCGCCAATCTCTAATGGTCTCTCAAGCGCAAACAACACTACATCGCTCGTGTCAACCTTGCGCGGATACGCCTTTGAGTCCACCTGGTTATAGTAGGATTCGGCGTGCTTTACTTCAATCTCACGGTAGTTGTTGTTGAACACCGCGTCAACCGTAGTAAATTCGGCTTGTGTTTCTCTCACATCACCGGCTTCTGTTATTCGAGTGTCTCCGGCTTCAGTAACGCGCATATCGGGTTCGGCAACCGTTCTAACATTCACAGTCGCTAACGCCTTGCCGGAACGAAAGCCACGATTTTCAACTGTCAGTACTTCATCGCAATCGGCTGTTTGTTTCAGATAGACGTACCCCAACTCGGATAGGGTCGCTTTACTGACTTCCTGCATTGCCCGTGTTTTATCGCGCAAGGTGTCAAACACGCTTTTGAAGGTAGAACGCCCCGTGCCATACGACACAGAAAGCGGTTGAATCGGCATATTTGCGAGAATAAGCGCGACAACCTGCTCTAACCGCTTGTTCGTTGCATAGGTCGGCAGGTCGAGTTGGTGAATAGCCATCTGCTCCATATAGTCGAGCACCTTCACCTGCGTAACCGTCATAAATTGTGTTGTGCCGATCTCAATGCCATTAGGCGGCACAACGCCATAAAAGCGGGTGCGAGTCCGCCCCTCGTAGGTCAACCGCAGCCGGAATTTCATCCCCGACTGGAATCCCGACATACAATTCGCGTGACCTGGAGTAAAGAGATTATTCACGTTGTGCAGAACAAGCGTGAGTTGTCCGGTTGAAGCGACTCTGTCAATTGGGTTCGAGCCTCGGATTCCCATCGAACCAGTGATACCAGCCGCTTGAAGTCGGTAGGCGTTCAGATCAACCCACCCGCCATTCAGGTAAAACTCGCACGCTATCGAGTCGTATTTCATTATGCACCCACCATCAACAAGGCGTCTCTGACCGCCAGCGCAATATCAGACGCGGTAGGCAACCTTCCGAGTGCTGCTAACAGATCGCCATTGCCTCCGCCTAACATTGCACTGCTTGACGAATTGGAATAGACGCGCCCGTTCGTGTCGGGGATAAACAGTTCTGGACCCGCTTCGCCAACAAGGTAAGGTTGACCGGCTAACTCGTAACCGCCCATCGCGTGAGCGAATTGCGGCACTTTACTGCCGCCGCCACCGCCTTCGTCCCCACCAATCGGCAGGCTTCCCGTCGAGCCATAACCATAGGTCGCAATGACAATGTTCACTTTTGCGTCGTAGGTTCGCTCTAATTCGGATAATCGCGCCTGCAGGTCATCAACCAGCTCCATTGATGCCTGAACCGCCGCGTCTAACGGCATAAAGTAATCTTCAAATGCGCCCGCTGCATCGGCAAAATCCTCTGGATTTTCGAGCAATGTTCTGAATAAGTCATCCATTGCCAATCCCATCTCGAATTGCATGACGTAGTTTGTGCCATACGTTCTGTCGAGAATATCAAGCGATGCCTTGTATTTGTCGAGGCTTATCTTATGTCTCTCAAACTCTTCATCAAGTCTGCCTTTCAGATCACCGGAAACTCCCTCACGCCAACCTTGTTCGGCTATAGAAACTTGAATATAAGCATCGGCGAGATCAGTGCGCAATGCTTCAGCTGTCCGATGCAACTCTTCCCGCCATTGGCTCAAGCGCTCCTGGTTTGCAATAGCGGCTTCGCGCATAGAAATCATTCCTGCTGTTGCGGTTTGTGTTGTGTCCCATACGCGGTCGTGAACATCCGCCCACGACTGCCCACCATCTTCCAATATGCCAACTCCGAAGGTGTCTATCATCTGTTTTAGTTTTACTGATGCGCCCTCTGCTGAATAACCAAAATCCTTTTGTAGGCGAGTGTGCCAGTCTAGCAGTTTGCCAAAGTTTTCCATTGACACGGCGGCGTCATCAAGGAATCTCATATCTTCCTCAAGACTTGATCCATACCACCGTGTTTTGAAACCTGAAAATTTTGAGAGTTGTTTGCTTGTTAACCCTAAGTCATAAAGCGTATCTCTCAAGTCGTTGAATTGACCTTTTGCTTGGACTACTTTCAGATCGGTCAGTTCGTGCTTGAGTAAGCCCATTGCGGATTTGACAAAATCAGAGCTGGCGAACAATTGAAGGAACGTGTCGCGAAGGTTTTCTGCTTCAGCATTCAACGCCATTAATTGCCCTGCGGATGTGTCAGCGATATTACCAACTTTCTCTATCTGTTCTTCGGCTTGTTGCAGGAATGCTTCTTTGAACGCGTCGTTCGCGCTCATTCCAGCATCTTCTAACGCTTTTACTTTTTCCGTGAACCCGTCAACGCTTACGCCCAAGCTGTCAAACCGCATCGTGGTTTGGTTAGTCAATGTCAGTACGAGCTGGTTCATGTTCATGCCCAACGCGCCGGCAACGTTGGTCAAGCGCACCGCTTCATCGTGGGTTTTTACTAAGCCGAGAGCCATCAGATCGCCGGCAGAACCCATTAATTGAGCGTCTGACATCATTCCTCTGGTCGCGCTTTTCAAATCGTCCAAAAGCAATTCAGACGTTGTTCCAATTGACTGGCTCAACCTGTCGAACTTTTCTGCGGCATATTCGAGCTGTGCGCCCTCTGCTATCGCTGCGTATGCTTGTTGTACGCCGCGAGTTACCTTACCAACAATTTCGAGAGCCTGGTTGAACCCAGTTGCCATCGCAGCAAAGTTGAAACTTTCGCCGCTTTTTTCCACGCTTTTTGCGGTCTTCTTGATAGCGTTTTCGGAGTCTTTCAACCCCTTTTGAAGTCCAGAAGTGTCCGCGCCAATACTTGCGAAAAGACTCGCTATTTGCATATTATTTCACCAACGTCTTTCTC